GTTTAAGCCACAAGCTGCAAGCTCCATGACCCGGGAACCGGGGATCAGGAAGAACTGAGAAAGTTTCGAGGACCTCGGACCGAGGGTCTCGACTAAGATAAAACTATTCTTTGGATGCTTCACGTGGAAGGCAATTTGATGGGGAGAAATTTTAACTTTCTTTCCTTTTGTAACTTTCAACTCAAGAGTGAAAAAGTGCCCAGAACTATTATACCCCAATAGATCAGGAGTCCCAAGAGAGCTAATGTTTTCAATCCTAATCCATGAAATATCTTTAATATTTCTTCGAAGTTTTTGATATAATTTTGCCTCTGGACCCATGTCTTAATCGAGGTTACTACCCCGTTCATTAATAATCTTTTTGTAACTTATCTGGAAGAATAATTGAAGAAGGTTTAATAGTTTTTAAAACTAATCTATGAGCTGTATGGCCTTTATGTCCTATAATAGGAGTAGAATTTTCATGCACTTCCATTCTTCTTACATCATATAATGTACCATTAACTTCACAAAGTATTACAGCATTCTTTATTGCATCGGATCCTTCAGTGAATGAAGATAAAAATTGTTGCAAGTCTTGTACTCTCATAATCCTGCTTTTCTTAAAATCTCTCTATAGTCTTCTACTTGTTTTGCAAGATATTTATTGTCTCTTCTTAAATCTCCATTTAACTTTCTATGAGATTCCTCAATAGTTTTAACATTAATGTTTTCTTCTGCTAATCTTTCTATTTCTTTAGTTAAAGAAATAATTTTATCTGACAATTCTTCTATAATCGTTTTGTTGCCATCTAATTGATTTTTAGTTCTAATCCATTCAGACTCACGTTTTTTATACTCCCAAATTTCTTGCTTGTGTTGGCTTATTAATAAACTTAAATCCATAGAGTTTTTATTATCTGTCATAACGTATTATTATTGACAATATACTAAAGTTACCTTAAATTGTCAAACATGAATTTTTTAATATGGAATCCATAACAAATACCGAGATTAAAAGAAAGCCTGGAGCGCCTCGAAGACTTACTGAAATGCAAAAAAGATTTGCTGAGTTTGTGGTTTTTGGTGGACCTGAAGGACCTGTCTCTCAATCAGAAGCAGCAGTGCTTGCTGGCTATTCTCCAAAGAGATCAAGACAAGAAGGATCAGAACTAATGAACCCAAGACTGTCTCCATTAGTGGCACAATATTTAGGAAAATTAAAAGAAGAGAGACTTAAAAAATTTGAAGTAAGTTATGAAGGACACGTAGCAGAGTTAGCACGTATTAAAGAACTTGCGTTGAAGAAAGGTTCTTTCTCTTCTGCTGTAAACGCAGAAACAAATCGAGGAAAGGCAGCAGGATTATACATAGACAGAAAAATAATAAAAACAGGTAAATTAGAGGATATGTCAGAAGCAGAACTAGAAGCAAAAATGAAACAAATATTAGACGACTACGCACCTCTGTTAAATGCAAAGACTGTTGAAGGTGAAGCAATTGAGTCACCTAAATCTTCTGAATTTTCTTCACAACAGATAGCGGAATCATCGTCCGATCTCCAAAAGTAAAACTCCCATCATCTTCTTTATCATACGAAGCAAATAATTTAATTGCATCCCTATCTCTGTTATACAACCAACCTTCATTCACCGGAAAACTTAACCTCATCTTGTCAAATTCTTTGTCGTTAGCCCAGCCCGAATCGCTCAAGATATCGATCCACTCCACTCGGACTTTCGGAAAAGGTAGTTCGGGAGTTGAATGAGACACGACTTGTTTTCTTCTTTTCTTGGGCATCACTCTTTCTAACAGAGGTAACTCTAGCCGTCTACTATAGAGATCTAAAAAGTTTAAAAAAATAAAAAAAGTTCTAAAAAAGTTGGGGCTAAGCATTTTCTACTGTATTTCAGATGGTACAAAAAATAATGTACTAAAAACAAAAAGTGTACCTAAATTTGTCCCATAAAAAGCTAGTATTTATGCTAAAAAACCATCAAAAGTACAAAAGTACACTTTTTTTTGCTCAAAAAAAAATAATTTTTTCTTTAAAACTTTCTAGATCCCTATACCCGCTCAATTATGTTCACAATAAGGCAGTATGGCCACATTTTCGCCATCATTTAGGCTTCTTTACCAAAGAATCGCCAAATTTTCCTCTCCAGCCCCATGATCCGTGATGCGTGGTCCATGAGTCGAGATTCGCGTAGATCTTGAATCCAGCCTCCGTTGCCAAGTTACAAAAAGCAAGATCCTCTCCCTTCCAAGTATTATCCTCAAAGCTAGTATCCCAAAAATTCCACATATATTTCCCAGCAGCGTCCTCTTCAGTGCCTACTTCAGCATTCATCTTCGCTTTCGCTGCATCATCAAATTCACATTTCATTTCAGGATGTTTCTCCATTAACGTTTCAAAGACTCGTCTATGAATAAGCATCAATCCAGCAGGACCTTCAACAATCTCAGCTAAATCCCAAGGCAATATCTTAATCGCGTTAGGATCTTTAAATTTAACAGCGTACGATTCTACTCCAGGTTTATTTTTTAGTCTATAAGGTGTACAAACAATGTCCTTTTGTGGAACAAGCATTCTCATTACAGCTTCTGGGGAAAACTCTACATCAGCATCTACAAATAACATATGATCATAGCCACTGTGTAAAAAGGCACACGTAGATAAATTCCTGGCATGCGTAACTAATGATGACTTGACTGATTTAAACTTACACGTAATTCCAGAATGAGCTAGAGCAGTATAAGTATTTAATAAAGACACACAGGTTTCAACCTTCATATCTCCATAACAGGGCATCGCAATAAAAACTTTAGGTTTAATTTTTTCCATCTTTTTCAAACTCCTTTAATAATTGATTAGTATCTATTCGGGGTCTCTCTTTCTCATCAAACTGTAACTCATGGTACATGTTTAATCTTTTTAAAAAACTATGTTTAAAAGAACGAAAAGTTCCTCCTTCAACTACAAACTCTTGATAATATAAATCCGGAGTACAAATCATAATGACTCCTTTCTTAATTTTACTCTTATATACATAGTCATGAGCCATTGCATACGCTGCAATCTGCAGATAATAATCTTGAATCCATTCCTCTTTCTTCGGACGATTACTTTGTTTAAAATCAACAATGGCCTCCTCGCCGTTGTGAGAACAAACTAAATCAGTAGAGCCAGCATATAACCCAGGGTAATGAAGCATAACTTCCGAGCCGTAGTATTCTTCGACAGGCGCAAGACCGATCTCAATAATTTTTTCGGCCATGGGCTTCGCCGCTTGTCCGATTGCTGTAAGATCAGCGTAGCCAATTCCTTGAATATGAGATTCCAAGAATTTGTGCATGCTTGTCCCCCGCTTACTAGATAGATTCTTGATACGTTCCGCTTCTGTTTCACCGACTTTCGCCTTCCAATCTTTTAAAAATTGTTGATTTTTTGTAGCGCCTAATATAGTAGTAACTGAAGGAAGTCTAGAATTATCGATGTCATAAATTCTCTTTCCAGAATCTTCATAAGTAATCTGTTTTCCTTGTAAATAATTGTATTTATTAGATTTTTTCATCCTTTTATAAGTCCTTTCACAACCATGTTTAAGTATTTCTCTTCCATAGTATCAGGTAGTTTTAAAGCTTTACCTTTCATATTATCCCCATGAGTTCCCCACTTTAAATTTTCTACAAGATAATTAGAAGGGTCATCATTCTTATGCATAACTAAAGGATGATTATGTGGATTTGGAATCCATGCTTGCGCAACCAAACGATGCATTAAAAATTGTTTTTGTTTAGGACGTTGTCTTAATCTAGGAGAACCATCAGGACGGAGTTCAGTATAGCTTTTAGCAGCGTAACGTTTATTAGTATTTAAACAACAAACCATATAACTTTTATGGAGAGTTAAATTAATATGAGAAGATGTTTGAGTAGAAGTTAAACCTTTCTTTCTTATATTTTGTAATCCTTTTTCACTTAAGTTGTCAGAAAATTTAATTCTTTTAACGTAGGGCCAAATAGGTAATTGATATCTACTAAAAGTATTAGGTACCCCAAAGAAAGGATGGTATCCTCCAGTCGGATAAATAAGATAGGTATCAACAGCAATATCTACATCCGGCATTAAGTCTTCTATTTTTCTAGGCTTATTAGATTCAGTCACAGGAATAATTTCCATTACTTCATTATCAGCAGGATCTGAAAATAGCTTACACTGCATCATTTTCCAACCGAGATGGTCCATGGTGCGTTAGCCGTTCTTAATCCTTCACGACTCATATCCCAATATCTTTTACACAAGTTGCCTGAACCTTTGGCAATAAACTCGTGTTGCATTTCGTGATGAGGATCGTAAGGACGTCTAACTTTTTTACCATCTGATTTGGAAAAATATTTTATATAAAATTTATTTTTCATCTTTTGATAAATTTTCCTCCTTTCTTTTATTAAGTTCTTTACTAATTTCGTCTATGTTCTTCCACGTAATTTCATTAAATCTTTTTCTATAGTTTGGAGTAGAAAGACGTGATCTACCATCCCAACGTTCTTTCTTATTTTTTCTCATTTCTTGCTTTTAATTCCATGAAGCTAACTTTACTTGCCAAATTACCTGACACAGATACTCGTTCTACATTTGACCTAAAGGGAGCTACATAGTGTTTTAACCATGCAGGAAACATAAACAAATCTTTTTCTTCGGGAAAGTATGCTTGATAAGTAATGGCTTGACGATCGCCTTCTCCATATAGAAAACTAATACCACCAGGACCTGATGACTTTCCTTTAAATTCTTTATTTTCTTTTTTTATTTCTTCAGGAATTTTTAAATAGATTACAAAAGATAATTCATCCGAATGATCATGAGGTGGATTAAAATCTCCTGCTTGTTGGTAGTTTACCCACATAGATTTAATGAGATACTCATTGTTACTGGGTTTATCTGCATTACGCCACTTATCCCACACTTGATCATAGATATTTACTATATCATGCATGTAGGGTTGTAATACTTTTAAGTTTCTTAATTTATACTCTTTTTGAATGATACCAGCTAAATGATTATTATAAGCAAGTTCTTTTTTTACTGAATCTTCTGCTTCTTTTTGTAACAAATTATAAAAATCATCTGTAATTTTTAATTGTAAAACACAGGGCCCCCACGTTAAGACTTTATAATTTATTTTATTTTCCATTAGTCACCATCGATCTTAAAATACTCGTCCAAGGATTTAAATCATAATCCGCTTTAGTGCAGGAACTTGTCAGTATTATGATTACCGTAATCAACATCATTGCCTGTAGCCACTTTGGGTTCATATACATAAAATTCTCCTTCTGATTCACAGTCCCAACATTGATGGATATGGGGTTCGTAATCTTCATGCATTATTTTTAAATAACCATTTCCATTACAAGTTCGGCAAATGGTTTTGTGTACTCTATATTTTTTTAATTTTACCATTTAACTTTTTCGCTTTCTCATTTGCAATTTGTTCGATGGTTTTACTAATTGATAACTTTGCATCCGGTAATAAAACTTTGGACAAAGCAATTAATGTCTTGTATGTTTCGTGCGTTAACGAAACATTTCTATATTTAGTAATATCAGTCATAGTTCCTTTCATTTATTTCTGATGACTATATAGGATTTAAGGGAGCTTTGTCAAGATGAAATTTATTCTAGGTTTAATAATTTGTTCTAGTGTCTATAATAGTTGTTTACCACCATACGAATGGCCTAAAACCTTTAGTACCCATTATGAGTGCATGATGTTTGGTTACGAAGAGTCTATTAAAAAAGCAAAAGATATAGGGGCAGCAGATATTAATAAATATGGCACCATTATTAAATTTTATTGTTATCAAACATCTGAAACAGAAATATAATTGACACTGTGGCAGAATTATGGTAGGAAAAATTATCTTCTCACCACAATAACCTATTCTAATTTACTTTAGAGTAGGTTTATCTTTCGTTATTCCACATTACTAATAATGCAAGAACAAATCCAAAGATTAGAATGATTAAAAAGAAGGAAATTAATAAGTTAACTATCATTCACAGATAAACCCTTGAATAGTTCCTCTACCATCATTTAAATACCATCCATTACGCAAGCCATCATTAAATTCTTTATAAGTTGCTATACCTTCTCTATGGTCATCCGCGTACATCAAACATTCACCGACTTCCATTGGTCTGCCTAGTTTGTACTTTTCTTGTACGAGTGTTCCGTCGAACAGAAGAATTAATATTATTAATGTTTTTGCCATATTCCTCTACCAATTTATACCACTTCTCCTTATATCTTGGAGAACGGGTTTTATTCCACATCCTGGCGGCTTCGTCAATCAATTTCAGGGTCACCTGGTTTTCTCCTTCCCCATTTTAAAATACGTTCAAGATTATTAGTTTTTAATTTTATTATGGGACCATAAGACTTCCATGCAGATGCTACTAAATTAAGTTCGATAACTAAATTTGTCCATTGCTTAGAAGTAATATTTTCTACCTGTAATTTTATTTCTTTCATGTATATTTTTTAAATGCCAATCTCCACAACCAAGATCTTGTAATGGAAACTCCTGTAAAAATTAAGGCAATCCCTATACTATCCATGATTGTAGGATGTAGTCCAAAAAATGGAAATATATACAATTGTATTAATACTGCCAGAATAAATCCTGAACCTACATCTATAAAACTTTCTATAAAACTTTTCATTTCTCCCCTATATATAGGATATCAGAGGACATATGTCAAGGTTAAATTAGCGGCCCTGGCCTCTATATTTTTTTTTACGCATTCTACGTTGATTTTTGTTCATAGTTGAGGTTATGGGATTGCGTCCAATTGAGGTACCCTTAGGTTTACTTTCATGCTTTATTACGCTCCCGTAAATACTTTTACTCTTTCTACTCATTAAAATGTTTTATATGAATCTGGTCTTTATGTAATACATGAGGCATATAACTTATTTTACCATTAATTTTTTGTTCAATATCAGATCCGCATGTAACACATCTAAAAATGGTCTTATAAATAGAAACAAATATACTTTCTTCAAAACACATAGGACAATGGCCATTTACTACTTGAGCTGCTAAATTAATTCTTTTCCCAAAGGGATTTTTGTTGTCCATTTTTTTTCTTACGGTTATATGCTTTCTTATTCTCTACCACACGCTGATGATAACGTCTATCACTTAAATCGTTAGCAATGGGGTTCTTTTTACGTCTATTTTTCTTAAGAAAAAATGCGTATGATTTCTTATTCAAGGATTAATGCTTTAATGGATTTTTCACCCATGTAGATCTCGGTTTGAGCTTTACCTTTATAGCATTTATAAGATACAGTTTCACTGTACTGTCTCTCCGCTTCACGTTTCCCGCGAAGGCACATTCCCATTGACGGCTGAATACGGTGTTCTTTAATTTCTCCGTTTACAAACATCAGCAGGGCAAAAACAGTCTCGATCAAAATTTACTCCCGTTCTTATAATGTATTTCTCTGTTTGAATCTTTTAATTCTTCTATATCTTCTAACACTTTATCCATTTGTCTTCTTAAAAATTCTATGTTCACTTTGTTTAAAGCC